TGTTTCCGGCTACGAGGCTCAGTGCTTGGTAAAGGCCAGAAGTTGCAGAAGTTGCTGTCGCAACACCACTGATCGTCCAACCGGTTCCCTTCGTCCAATCGCTATCCGTATCAAACGTCCCATTCGTGACTAGTTCATCACCGATGACCACCTCACCGGGCATGGAGAGTTCTTTGACGGAGATGTTGTCGATGGAACCGACGAAGTTAGAAGAAATGTCTGCATATAGGGTGCCAGAACCGGGCGAAACCAGATAATCGGTATATGTCCCATCAGCCGACCTAGCTGTGCCAGAGGTAGCACCTAGTCTGACCGTAGCAGACCCACCTGTGCGCCCTGAAATTGTGTATGTGACCTTAACAACCTTACCGCTTTCAATCGTTCCGTTAGAAAGTGGCTGGAAGGTATCAGTATTCCCAGACCCTCCGGCGTAAGTTAGCAGCCCGCCCGAGATGGTCGCGTTGGTTCCCTTCGTCCAATCACTGTCAGTATCGAACGTCCCATTCGTGACCGCCTCCGGCCCTTGCTTGATGATCCCTGCGTCGATCAGGGTTGCGGCAGGAATGGTCAGTGTCTCGGCTGCACGGGTGGCTGTGGAGCCATTGGTGGGGATGTAGCTGGAGGGGGTGGAGCCTTCTTCGAACTGTGAGTACCGAACGTCAATGGTATCGGCCCCAGAAGATGTTTTTGTGCCGACTGCTGTAGCTGCCCCAATGTAACCCTTCAAACCAGTGTGATCGGCGTCAGTGGTCACGACCAGAGACACACGATAGATACCGCTCCCAACCTGTTCTACAAATCCTTCTTGGGCGGAATACCCACCGCCAGCCTCGCTAAGTACCGTTATGGAACCGTCAGAAAAGTCTATGTAGGTCGATGTTGCGCGAAGTGTCCCCCCATTCGAGTTCAATTGAACGAAACCAAAATCAGCGCCGTTCTGCCGAAAATCAGCGGTAAAGACGTACGAAGTTGATCCTGATACAGCCTCGTTACCTGAAAACCTTATGGCAGATGAAGCGCCGGTGGGTGTTATGGTGGTAAAATCGTCAGTGGTCGTGGCTCTAGTTGCATTTTGATCCGACCAATAAGCCTGAGAGAAGTCATTTGAATACGTGGTCAGGTTCGTCCGCGCTTCGCTCTCATGCAGCAGGCCCTCGTTCACCCATGCAGAGCCGTTCCAGACGTGGTGGTTTCTCCGGGGGAGATACACAGCAGCAGAGGTTGTGGGAACGTAGCTGTCGCCGGTGTCAGGGTTGTTGACCATGCCGCCTAGGTCAGAGCGGTAGAGGTGAGCGCCCCAGAGGTAAAACTGAGTCGCTGTTGAGCCGGGAACAGAAATAAGCCGGTATTGCGCATAACCATTTGGGGACGGGCTAATGAATACAAATTGCCAATCAGCCGTCAAAGATACAGTTTTTGCAACTGCGCCGCCACCCGTGCTGTCAAGGCGAATAGTTTTTCCGACATCAGCAGTAGTAATGGCTTTGACCCAAAGACCATAAGTCATATTTGCTGAAATTGTGTAGAACGTAAAAATAGTTTGATTATTCCCCGCAGCGCCAACTAACTCGACCAAATCTGCCGTAGTTGATCCATTTGGAGCGGTAGCAGCAGCCGCTGAAACAGTGACGCTTGTTTTACCCCAAGCCGCGTTCGTGAAGTCCTCGCTATACGTCAGCAAGTTATGGGGACGCCACTTGAGCAGCCCGTCACTGTCAACCATCGTTGCGTTGGTGGTGGCTGCGTGGGTGATCGCATTGGCAAACGTGGTGCGCCCGGTCGCGCGGTAGTATTCGGCCCCGAAGTCCGCAACCAGCCCCGGCTTGAAGCCAAGAACCTTGTACAGATCACGCCGCTGCCCAAAGGGGCTGCGGATACCGCTCAGGGGAGAAACAATCTCACGCATGACCAACCATAACCCCTAGCGATTTGTCGGCATAAGCCCAAACGCGAGCCGCAGAAATGCCGGGGAACAAGTCAGAAAGAGCAGTGTTGAGCTCACCTTGACCGGGATTGTAGCGAATCGCGCCATCATCATTAGTGGGTTTGGTTGCGTCGGTCGTCCCCTTCACAAGGATGTGGTAGGTTCCCTTGTTCTGGAAAGTGATCGTAGTCACGTCAGCGTCTGTAAGCTGAGTCCAGTCATCGGCAGTGAGGACGATATCTGTGTATTGAGCCATGTTGGCCTCCGTTCATTTCGGGCATCTTCAACATAACATAAAGTCTTGGATTGGAGAATGTAATTTACTGGTCCTTAGCCAGAGATGTAGCGACCAAGCTGGTTCACATCATTCTTGAGGAACCATAGATTAGAAAACGGCAGATTGCGAATGAATTGGGACGCGCCTTCGCCGTAGTCACCCCCGGCAAAAGTCATCATCGACATGATCATGTCCGCAGTCCACCCGCTTGCAGCGCCAGTCACATTGGTTATTGCGTCAACCGCGCTTGGCTGTTGAGGATAGCGAGGTTGCAGAATGCCGCCGGTCAGATTTGGCCCACCCATCGCAAGCGTGGTCTGCATCGTGGTGTACATCAGGTCACTGTAAAGCGCGGCAACGCCAGACATGTCAAAGGACCGAGCCAGCTTATCCTGAGGGCTCATATTATCCCAAACGTAGTCAGGCGTTCTGATTGCAGTCACCATGTAACCCATAGCCATCATGGCTGCTACGCCCATCAGTCGATTGCGAACAGCGCCCTGCATCATAAGGCCAACAGTCTTGTTCACGTTTGCCAAAGAGAAGGAATAGAACTGGAACGGCAGAGCCAAGAGGCCGTTCTCGACACGAGAGTATCCGGGATTGCGAGTATCAGGCTCCAAGCCAAAGCGGGCACCAATGTGATCCGGCACATAGACAACGCCGTCCATGATGATTGGCTTATCTGCGGGCGTTGCCGTGATGATCGTGTTGTTGATGTGAGTGTTCAACGCGCCGCGAAAAATCTCGACGGTTTCATCTGCAACCTGCATTGAGTTGCGATGCTGTTCCATAGCCATCTGGTTAATGCGGTTTTCATATACTGCGCTTTGAGGTGGCAAGCCAAGATCATCAGCAGAGAAGCGAGTGTGCATGATCTCATGCCACATAACAAAGTTGGAAAACTCACGCGGAGTTGAAAACGCATTGTCGGGAAGAGGATCAACGCCCTCCATTCGCGGCGAAGTCCACGCGCGACGATCAAACATCTCACCTTCAATCAGTTCCCTATTGAAGTAGATAGTGTTTGCTGTTGGGTCGTAGCGAGCCGCAACCTCTTCACCACCACGAGACAGCTTACTGATGTAAGCCTCATCGCCAGCCTCAATCACATTAACACGGCCGGCCTCAGTTCTGGGAATGGTATATCCATTCGACCAAGCCTCAGTGTTGGGCAGGATAAGGCCACTCTCAACATCCGCCTGCCAAGGTGCATCTGAAATCCTACCGGCAGCATCTTCATCAACGCCAAGACGAGCAAGGAAGGCGCGATCAAACGCAGTAGCATCACCAGCACGAACACGCTGAGAAGCCTCAATAATCATGTGCGCGCCAGTCATACCAGCAAACTGTTTGGTAAAGACAGTCACGGGGCCAAGACCGTTCATAATATGGAACGCGCTTTGAATGCGATCCATCCTGCCGCTGTTCATAAAGTTGAACATCTGATCATCAACAACACGCTGACCAGCAGAGCCAAGCAAAAGCTCAAGGGCCGCACCAGCAAGTCGAGTTTCCCGCACAGAAGTCTGACGAAGAGACCTATCAAAAAACGCAGGCATGGCGCGAGCTAACACGCCCATGTCAGTGTCCATGATCAAACGGCCGGCATCCGCAACAGCGGCAAGACCAGCGCCGCCAAGGTAAGTGGTCGATGCGGCGAAGCGAAGAACCTCAGCAACACGCTGATCCCATGACTCAGGATCGCGCAGAACAGCGCCCACAACGCGATCGTACATGTGGTTGAAGTCACGAGTAGCGCGAGCGATTTCCTTTGCGCTCCGACCATCCTGCCTCATTTGATTGCGAAACTGATCAACAACCTGTTGACGCGTCTTGCCACCAAAGGTTTTGCGGAAGTGATACTGAGGCGCAGTCCTTGCAGCATAGTTCCGCAAGGTGACCATTGGGTTCTGTTCGATAAACTCCCAGACCCGAGAGTTTGGAATGTCGAGCTGACGCGCGCGGATATTGCCGCCACGACCAGAACCAACGTAAAGCTCAGAAACTTCTACCACGTCCTGACGCTGACCAAGGATAGTGTCGATAGTGTTTTCAACACGAGCATTGATTGCGTCGGGATCAGTGGAAAGCCGGGTGCGCTCCCACTTTCGAGCCTGCTTATTGTAGGTGAAGATATATGGGCTCTCTTCATAGTGCTCTCTGAGAATCTGAGCAAAGCGATCACGGTTACGCCTAATCTCACCAGTGTTCCAGTAGCGCGGGTTGTATGGTTCAACGCTCTGACCAGAAGGCAAGTTCTCAAGTTCAAATTGAAGCTCAGCCAAGAGCTCCTGACGAGAGCGAAGCGTTCCCTCCATTGCAGCAACAGGACGGTCAGTGCGAGCACCAGCCTCAGCGCGAGCAAGCTCAGACTCAAGCGCGCTTATCTCATCCTCAAGGCGATTGATCTGACGCCCCATGTTTTCTCTGGTGCGAATCTGACCAGTCTCAATAAGGCGCTGTTCCCAAGACGTGAAGTAGCGATCAATCTCAGCAGCGGCAGCGGCTTGAGCCTCTGACATTTCCTCGCCCATCACGCGACGACGGTTGACCTCAGTGATCCACGAAGCAAAGTCATCCCCAGTATTTTGAAGGCGGCGAGCCATGCTTGTTGTATTCAAGTCAGTGCCAGCCAGTCGAGAGCTACCAATCGAAGGAGCGTTAGTATCATCAGCCCAAGATTGAAGAACGCGAAGATGGACATTGGCATACTGACCCATCTCAGTGGCAGACCTTTGATAGACAGACAGGCCATCCGTTTGACCAGCAAGGTGCAGATTGAGTTGAGTTCCGCCGTCACCTGCCAGCAGATGAAACGTGCGCTTAACCTCATTGCCCCAGTTGGAAGTGTAGGCTCTGCGCATGGGGGTGCTTACCCAGTTCAAGAACCAGTTATCACCTCCAGCAGAAGGGCGATACAAGTCGCTGACATTAAGGCCCTCAGCCTCAATATCACGAAGGTACAATTCTTGACTGTACGGCTGTTGCTGCGCCCTCAGCTCATCAAGTTGATCCTGAACAATGCGAGACTCGCCGGAGCCGGGCTCAAGCTGATTAAGCTCACGCTGCAAAGCCGCTGCTCTTTGTTCAAACTCGGCATGAACAGTCTCAACAGTATCATCCTGACCGAGAGCCCGGTTCTCACGCGCAGGGGCCGAGGCAAGCGCCTCAAAGTCAACATTGCCACGACGACCAGCCAAGGTGGCAAGGCGATCCATCATTGAAAACTGAGCTTGCATTTGCTGTTGAACGCCAAGACGACGAGCCGCAGGAATAGATGCACCACCCGTCAGCGCACCACCAAACAAGCCAGTGAATAGCGAATTGACCGCAATCTCCGATCCAGTGATTGTCGGATCGGAAACACTAGCCACACCAGACAGCAAAGCCTCAGTAGCACCAGCGGCAACGCCACCACGAAGGGCTGCGCCACCAATACCACGAATACCGGCGGATGCAGGGCCCGCTACAGGAAGGCCAACAAGGTTGATTGGGTTGAGCATTTCAGCAGCAAATTGTTGAGCGAACGGAGCCCGAGCCATCACATCGCGTCGGTTCAGAGACTCATTGATTGCCCTAGTAATTTCGGCCGCATGATCTGCGTTCACAGCTCTGGCATAGGCACCAGCAAACTGGCTCATTCCCTCAGGAATACCAGACCGCCAGTCATAGTCAGGGTCAGGTGTTAGGCCGTACTGAGAGACATTACGAAACCGCTCAGCGATTGGATCAAGATAAAACCCAGTAGACGCAGACCAACTTTCCCCAAAGGTGGGCCGAGAAAAGTTAACAGACTGACCACCCACAAGGGGCGCAGGGCCAACGGTTCTTGGATCAACAACCATGAATCGTCCCCTTACCTGCTATTGTATTGACGAAGCCACTCAAGGCGAGTCGCCTCTAGCTCTCTTATATCGCGCTGGATTAGCCTAAGCCCGCCAGTGCTTCTTACCTGAGAAGCCGCATTCCTAAGAATAGAAAGCTCATCTTCAAGGTCGGCAATCTGTCCCTCATCTGGAACAAAATCAGCAGTCATTGCTTCGCCAACCGCACGAGAAAGGCTCGGGGCGAGCTCCATAGGTTGCTCGATAACGCCTCCAATCATCTGACCATACTCCATATCGCGTTGAGCTTGGGATGCTTGATCAAGCTGTATCACGTTAAGGATAGATTCCTCAGCAGTGCTGACCTGAAATGCCAAGCCCTCAAGCTCACCGCTTTGATGAATGACAGGCTCCATCTCAAGAGTATCTCGATTTACCTGATAAACCATGTAGCTAATCCCACCAAGGCTATCAGGGCCAACTGGAACCAGCGTCACATAACTTGTGCCATCAACCAAATCCCGACTTACAGCTGAGCGAACATCAGGGGGAAAGCGCTGCAATTCCCTAAGGTTCATGTCAACTTCCCCGGCGAAAACAACGGGGGCGTTCGTTTGCTCCTGCAATTCACGACGAACAATGTTGTACCAATCGGACGTGTGCTCACCAAGATAGCGGTTAGGATCGTATGGCGTCCTGCGCACAAGACGTCCATCAGCATTTACATCGTGGACGTTGCCATCGCCTTCAGGGTAATTCGCCTCAATCGCGCGCTCAACAACCCTTCTAAGCTGATCTCGACTGTTAATCGAACCGGGTGCAGTATTTGCCATTGCCGCTGAATACTCAGCAAAAGCTGTCATAGCTTGCCGCTGCAAAGGGCCAAGATCAGAAAAGCCCGAAGCCCCAGACACAATGTCTGGGATCGACCGGCCATCAAATTCAATCTGCCCTCTGTTTTCATTCAGGTAAGTTCTCGCTGTTTGAGATGCAGCATCCAAGTCGCCAAGCGGCATGATGCGTGACAGCTCAAGCATGAGGTCAAGGCGAGCAATCTCAGTGTCGCTCATTCCTTGAATGGCACGAGGGAACACACCGGAAGAAGTCTCAATCGTTCGATAGTTTTCCCAGTGAGAAAGGACCGTGTAATTCAATCCGCCACCGTTCGCCGCAGCAGAGAATACGTCGAGCAAACCGGGGGGCTCAAGTCCGGGCCGGTTGTAGATTTCGTTAAACACATTTCCAAAGCGAGACATGCTCGTTGGGCTAAGGAAAAAGGCTGCACCAAGTTCTTCCAGAGGGGGTTCACCCTGAGACACAAGCGTTGCATTGACCATCTGAAGAACAGCAGCATCGCTTCCTTCAGGGTTTATCCCAAGCATAGCCTCGGCTGCGATACGGTTTTGCTCTTCCCGTTCCATTCGGGCTCGAATGTTGCGACGGTTAAGATCGGCAGCGGTATTTGCGGAGGTGGTGACAAGGCGTTCTTGACCTGCCTGACCTGCATACTCGCGCGCAAGATCAATGCTGTCCCGAACTTCTTGTGGCAAACTGGTCGCATCAAGCTGCGGGTTTGCTGCGTATTGTTGAGCTAGAGAAACGTCATTCAGGTTGTCCAAGCCCGTGAACGCGGCATTGATCGCGCCTTGTGCAGCAAGCGTATATGCCTGATTGGTGAAACGAAGACGATCACTTTCTGGAAGGTTAGGCGTTGCCGCAATGGATGTGATGATTTCCCCAACGGATGAAGTTAGAGCCACCCCATCAAGGAATGGCAACTCATCCATCGCGGGAACAATGCGATCCCGAACTTCTTGCGCAGCAGAATACTCAAGCTGGTTCTGCCCATAAGATGTTGAATCTTGAAGGTCGCTTAGAAGGTTGTCAAATGTTGAGAAAACTTCCCCATCAAACGGAATGAAGTCGTTAAGAAGCGCAGAAATGCTCCTGGCATCATCAGAAGCGGCATAATTTCCAGAAGCAATCCCAGAGCGGAGCGATCCAATTTCGTCAGAAGTCAGGCGAGACGCAACACCGCTTGCCAGCCCGCGAAGAGTTGCATCAATCGCAGCCTCTCCACGCTCAATAAGCGCAGCCCGCCGATCTGGATCAAGCTCTTCCCTTGCAGTGTTGAATGAGTATTGGACAAGCGAAAGAGCGCCAGAGATACCATCAGCACCAGTGCGAGAATATTCGCCACGAGCCGCATCATAGCGAACGCCAGCTTGAACATTCCCAGCAATCTCGTTCGTATCAAGGCCAATGTTTGCAGCGGCCAAAGCATCGGCAGCTTGCTGAGCATTGCGGGCAGGAGCGCTTTGAATGTTCGATAGATCAGCAGCGTTCTGCAAGAGTCGGTTAGCGTATCCATCCCATTCGTCCATCAGAGCTGGATCGTTGATCATCATGCTTGCGAATGGCGTGAACTCAGGAGCAACTTGCAGAACCGCAGGAATGTTCCGCGAATTGATAGCAAAGCGCAGAGCGTCAAGCTGATCCTCAGCATTCGGATCGGTAAGATCAATGTTGCCAAGGAAGTGCTCGGTATAGCCATTGAGCACAGCCTCACGAGTTGCTTGGCTCCACCCCTCATACGCCGTGGGCGGAAGGATATCAGCTTCAACATTGTCGCTGATACCAACGGCAACATCGTAAGCAATCGCGCCAGCAGGCCCAAGATCGCCATAGCTAAGAGCGGGCTGACTATCATTCCCTGCTTGAAGCGCCATTGGCGAAGCGCCACCAAATGACAAGCCGCCAGAGCCCATGCTAAGAGGCGCAGAGAGTGCGGTCTCAACGCTACGGAACTCAGTCTGCGCAGGCGGAATGCCAAGGGCAGAGAGCCCTCCCTGAGCAACCGCAGCTTGTATTGCGGACGCGGCCTGACTATTTGCCGCCCGGGCCTGAGATGCCATAGCAGAGCGTTGAGCTCGCATTTGCCGAACAGCAAGAGCCGTGCGCGTTCTGTTCAGGTAGGTAGTGCCAGTGTCCTCAATGAACGTGCGCCATTGGCCAGTCGCATTCTCAGACATAGACGAGATATAGCCCGCCATCGCATCGCTATAGAGGGCAACACCATCAGCGCTCTGCTCATACTGGGCAGAGAGAACCTGAGCTTGATTGCGGATTTCCTCTTCGATGCTTTGCTGAAAGCGGGCATTGATCACATTGCGATAGGCTTGGCTACCAATGCGGCCCATTCCACCCATCTGGTTAAGAGCCACCGGCTCACCCGTACTGGGATCAATAGCCATAACCTCAGCAAGCTCCATTGACTGAGCCATCTCAGTCCCTTGCTGTTCTGCATCCTCAGCAGCATAGCGGAAGGCAATGCCAGCAATCTCATTGGCACCGTTGACAATGGCGCTTGCGGTCTGAGCCCCCTCGTAGACACGCGCCACGCCAATGTTCTGGTTCTGGTACTGAGTGCTCTCAGTGAAAACGCGAGGCGCAGTGATAGCCATGTTACCCTCCCGGCATACGGATTTGTTCGTAACGCATCAGAGTGCTTGTTACGCTAGTAAATGCGTTGACGAAACCGCTGGTGCGAACATCACTTGCACGACGACGCTCGCTTGCCGCTTGGATTTCGTAGTTGAGCGACTCCATCTCTTTCTGCGACTCCATACGGTCCAGATCACGATAGGCGGTCTCCCGGTTGCGCTGAAGGAATGCGGCAACAGAGCGATCGGCGCCGCCAATATCTCGACCCATTGCGCCAGACAAGAGAGCCCTATTGGCCGACTCGGCAAGTTTGAACTGACGATATCTATCATTGGCTCGTTGAAGGGCCAGCCCTTCATTGCGAACCTTCTGCGTCTCTATGTTAAAGGCATTGAGCTCAGCAGAAGCTGCCTGCCCCTGAGCGCCTGCAAAGCCACCTACAGTCGAAACAAGAGAGCTTGCGATAAAGAGTGCAGGGAACATCAGACTACCACCTCAGCGATGATGCCATTGACTTGCAGGGCAAGTGGGCTTGATTGAGTTATTGTCACAGAAGGATCGCGCCCATATCCAAGCAACCTGACTTCCTTCTTGCCAGATATGGTTGAGCTAAACGGAGTAACCCTTCCGTTCACGCTAACTGAGCGAGAGTCAACCAAGTCCAACACAACAGTCACGATGCCGCGAATCTCTCCAGTTTGCGGTCCATTGGCAATCGTTGCGTCGATAGGGTTTGTCTTGATCTCGATATCAAACTTCAAGCCGATCTGAAGATCATCGGTGTAACCGGCGTCGCCAATATCAATATCACCAGACGCAACCGTAAACTCGCCAAGGTAGTTTCCATCAGCATCAATGACGGAAAGCTCAGCCCCATCATCCCAGATCGCAGACACATCAGCGACACCAGCAGTCGCAGTATAAGTATCAGAGCAATCTAAAAGATAATCATTGTCAAACTGACCAAGAACCAGCTCATAACCAGCGCCAGTATCAATCCAAGCAAGAACAAAAAGCTGATCATCCAGAGACGCAGCATCGTAGAAGAACCCATCGGTTAAGAACTTGAACCAGCCAGCGCGCCTCTCAGCCCTGTTTGACGAAAACATGGTTAGCCTGCCGCAAGTGCAGGGAAATGCAGCATAGGATTCAGCGCCATTGAATGCGCCGTGACACACCGTCAGAGACTTCGGATTGGTGATGAGGTGCGATGCGATAGTCGAAACAGCAGTGGCGCTGTAAGCATCCTCAGCATCCGTGTAGATATATTCCCTAATCACACGCCCGCCGATTTGAGCAAACAGCGTAGCCCCATCAAGTGAATGCGGCTCAATGAACATAGAGCCATACGGAGTTTGCCGCCTGATCTGAGCATTGCTCGGAGTGATTGCCTGATTGAGGTAGGTCGGAACATAGAGCTCAGAGGTCGCAGTAAAGACAAGCAAGTCGCGGTTTGACTTGATATGCCTGATCTCATGGACTTCGCTGTTTGCTCCGACGAGATTGATTGCGTCCGCGTCAGCAGCTTCCCCAACTTCAAAGTTGTAAAAGACGCCACTCTTGCTCATCCAGATTGCATCCGGCTGCGAAATCGTTCCACCAAACACAAGGCGATTTTCATGGAAGCAAACGGCGGCAGGATAACCCCGAAGCGCAGAGAAGGATTGCTCTTCCCAAACTGTTGTTGCCGCTGAGGTAACGACCTTTACATAGCCGCCCCCATCTTCCGCGCTATTGGCAGTGTCGCCAGCAGTAAAAGTGTATGTGTTCTCATCAATGATAGATGAGATCGTGCGAGAACCATTCAGTCTGCTACTATTGATCCCGCCAACAGCAGACGCCTCCTCGAATACAATCGTCTCACCGCCAGAAAACCCATGATTAAGGTGCGTAACCTCAACGGTCGATGATCCGTCTATGGTTCTGAATGGGTTCAAGATGGAAAGTCTTTGACGAAGCGTTCCGTTCACAACGCCCGTTGCGGTTGTTGCGTTTGTAACCGAAGTGATTTGAACCTCAGTATCGTGGTAGCGAAGAATGACGCCATCATGCAGGCCAGTTGTGTCGAAATAGTCGACACTCGTGGTCAATGTGATAGTGCCAGTCGTGCCTGATCCAGAAAGCGTAGTGCTAGACGACTGAAAGGAACTGTATGGCTGATAGGTTAGAGCCCCATCATTGCGCTCATCGAAGGTCATAGTCCTGACTTCAAACGTAGTCAGGCTGGTGCGCACAATTTGACGAACCATGAAGAGCGGGTGCGCCACAAACATCACATCGCCATACTGGGCATAGGTGTATTCGTGAAGATAATCCTTATCGAAGGGCAGGGCATTTGTATCAACGTCCTGAGACAGACTCATCAGATAGGTGGTGCTGCCATCAGAAGGATCATAGCGCCAAAAGTATAGATACGCATCGCATATCCCGACGAGATACTGTTCATCACCTGAGAAAATAAACGGGAACAAGCGGGCCTGAGAAGTGACCGTAGTGTCACGAGCCGCATCAGAATGAAGGTCCAGCTTATCAAGCACCTTAAATCCGGGCCGACGCTTCAAACCACCCTCAGACAGGATCATCATGTTTGTGATTGATTGAGCGGACGACTGATAGATAGGCGTATCAGTGCGCATCAATGTAGATTCGCTGACCTCGCCAAATGCAAAGTTGGTTACAGGAATGCGAATCTTCTGCATCAGCTAAGCCTTTGAGCGATAAACCTCGAAGTGTTGAGCTTGCGAGTCGTTTGTTGCTGAGCGTCGAGCCGACGCGCTTGCATCATCTGGACAGCTGCGCGCCGCTCCATAAGCTGAGACATAGACGAGTCGCGCGCTACAGATGTGGCAAAGACAACGGCCATCGCATACTCAACAGCGATAGTGAAGTATGGAGGCCAGTCAGCCTCATCAGCACGGTAGATGTAATCAGCGATCAGCGTCTCGTTTTCGGACGCATCGCAGAACACCTTGTCGCCGTATATGTCATAGACAATCGGATGGTCATTAACCGTGACAGCGTTGACCATGAGGTTGTCAGAAGGAAGCTGATAGGCCGCATCAAAACGGCCAGTGGGCGCAGAAACCAAGCGCGACAGTTGCTCCTGCTTGGTCGCAAAGCGCCAGCGAGTGTTTACCAAACAGGCGCGAGCAATGTCCTCATACATTGCATCAGCAACGTCAGAAGCGGCGGTGCCATCTTCAAACGAAGAAAGCGGCTCATCCCCAATAAGGATCAGCGCGCGCGAGCAAATCTTGATCGGTGTGTTTGCTGGCATATTGGTTAAGGGGGGCCGAAGCCCCCCTCTCCTTAGTCGCTGTCGGTCTCAACAATTGCCGTGCCATCGGACACGTCAACCGTCGAACCGTCGTTGGACAGAACATTGACGAGGTTGGTCGTCGGAGTGTTCGAGTCAACAACAATGATCACATCGCGGACGTTCAGCATGTTCGCTGCGTCGTTGAAGTAACCGGCAGTGTTGACCGTCGCAATCGCGTCAGCCGAAGTGTAGTGCCAAAGAGCGACACCAGAACCACCAGCGAGACGCGTCAGGTTAGCAGCAGAGAAAGCCATGAGTCACTCTCCTTAGTTGTTGTCGAGGACTTCATAGACGCCGTTGCTGTCAATGACAGTGGCCCCCATGCTCATCATCGAGGTTGCGAGGTGCGAAACCTTCTCCGGCACATAGTTGAGTTCGGTCTGAACGTCAGCGTTCACACCAAGGCCAACAGCGGTGGTGTGGTAGGCAAAGTTCTTGCCGCCAGCAACCGCAGAGGTCGAGAAGATTTTGAAGCCCAGAAACTCCTTCATGGTCATGCCACCAGCGAAGGGCAGGTTCTGCGGACCAACATAATCCGAGCTTGCAAACTCGGTGATGTTGAACAGGTCAGCAAAACCAGCAGGCGACATTGCGAGATAGCGTTGACCATCTTCCGGAATGTCTGCCGAACCAAAGGTCTCGAACAGGGTGAGCATGTCAGCCTTGACGAGAGCACCAGAGGTGTCAGCGATCTGGGTTGCGTTCGCGCCAGCGTCCATAGCCGTAGTCAACAGCTCATCGGTCTTGCGGCCCAGAGCGGCAGCAGCCGACTGTGCAACAGCTTGACGCTCGTTGATGTTGATCTTCAGCTCATCCAGCTTGTCGATGTATTCGGCTGCATAGTAGTCAGCCATCGTGACTTCGACGTAGCTGTGGGTCAGCTCCATGGGAGTGACATTGCCGTTGCGGGACTTGGTGGTGGCAGAGCCAGTGCCGATTTTCTGGAATCGCGCAGTCGAGCCAGTCACATTGGAAGAGCGAACAGTGTTGCGGAGCTTGGAGCCCATGCGCTGATACGCCATGTGAACTTCGGTCTCGAACTGCTTGATAAAGGCTTGGTCGATAGTGTTAGCCATTTTAGCGGTCCTTGTTGAAGTTGATCTCCGGGTGTCCGCCTTTCATCTTCAACGCGGGTGTCCCTTCGGTAAGGGGCCGCTCAGTGAATTACGGGCCGTTGCCCGGAAGGTAAATCAATGTTCCGTTCATTGCAACAGAAACGAATTAGCCGCTCTTCATTGCGCCAGTATTCAGAGTGAGGCTTGAACTCCAGCATCGCAAGCCATTGCATGATCATGCCGCTCTTTACCCAAACGTCGCAGGCCAAGAACGCTTTGCCCATCATGTAGAAATCAATGAGATCAGTGGATGCTCTGGCAAAGCGTACAAAGTTTCGCTTCATCTCATTGGTAAAGACGGCCCACATGAGGCCGCCTTCATCCTCTTCCCAAATGCCAGTGAGGCAAAGAACGCTGCCATTTCTTGTGACAGCGTACTGACCTTCAACGCCAACCAAATCAAGCAGGGCTTGAAGCGGCTCGACATTGTAAACCCGATCAAACTCAATGGCTGTCTCGACAGATATGTCAGCCATGAAGAGATCAACATGCCGAACGGTAATCGGCTCAAGCAAAAGGCCGCGGCTCTTGAGAACAGGCTTACCCATAGAGCTTGGCAAACCCATCGTTCACCTGCTTGATGTAACCAGAGTCTCGCTTTGCCGGGTTCCAGTAACGCTCATCCTGCATCATCTCGCGCAATGAGTCCTCAGTTACGCCGCCCGGTGCGCCGCTGCTTTCGCTATAACCACCATCACGAACAGCCTCCATGATGGCCTCAAGCGCAATGATGCCCTCATGGCTCTCGCACATTCGCGCGATTGCAGGCAAAGCATCCTGCGGGAAGAACTTGTTGGCAAACATATTCGCAGCCTGAATGCGATCATTCGCGTTGTCCCCGAGCTTCTTTGCCTCAGCTTCAAGGTCAGGCTGAGAAGCCTGATTGGCATTGGCATACATCTCAATGCCGCGCTCAAACTCTTCCTGAGAAAAGCCATTCTCAAAGGCATGATCTGACCACCACTTGAGAAGATCGTTGTCAACGGCCATCGACTCATCGACATACTCAGGCAACTTGTAATCGCCGCTGGACTCAGGGCGACCTTCGTATGCCTTCTCTTCAAGCTCCTTGACGATCTGTTCGCGCAGAGTTTCCTCGCGCTGACCAATCTTTGACTCAAGCTCCTTATAAGCTTTTGCCAAATCCTCAGGCGACTTGTACTTTTCGGGAAGCCACTCAGGTCGCTCAGGCGCTTCATCAACCTTGAAATCACGCTCTTGAGTTTCCGGTTGCTCCGGGGTTTCAGGTTGCTCCGGTGCTGCGGAATCAATCAGGCTATCAGCCATTGTTCTTACTCCTGCGTCCATGCGCGATTCGACGTTCAAGAAGGCCAACGAGATATCGCTGACCTTCCATGTGCATCAGTTCATTTGAGGTAACAGCCGGTCCACTGACCATCTCAATAGTCACCGAACGCAAGTAGCGAAGAACCTCAGCCCCGGTTGGACTGCTAAACACTTCAGCAATGTTCTGACTGATTCGATCATCCTCAGCCTTGGAACGCTGAAAGCCATCAATTCCAATGTTAGCCTTGGGGGGCAAGTTGGGCTCCTTGCTGCTGCTGCATTTGTTGCATTGCTGCAACTAGCTGATTACGCTGTTGCTCGTCCCGAATCAAGCTCTCAGGAACACCAAACTTCTTGGCAAGCTCAACAGAAGTCTTCTCTTGATCAATGAGAAGGTTCAGCATTTCCGGGCCGAAGGTGCCGCCAATAAGCTGCAAGTAACGCGCAATCGAAGAGATATCCTGATTGGCCTGAGCCTGAGCCAGCGGAGAGACAGAGCGTATCTTGACCTCCCGGCCATTGACTGTAGGAAGATCAATGCGGCCCTGCTTCTTCAGGATATAGATCACCCTTTGAAGTACGGGCTGCACGAGCTCAACCTGCAAGCGACCAAACGCAGAGCCAATGCGACGGGACAGATCGGCCATCCTCTCTGCAATTTCAGTCGCAGTCGCGGGCGTTTTATCGGGATCGCCAAGCATGTCGTTGTAAAGTGCGCGCTTAATGTTGAGCCGCATATCGCTGAGAATTAGCTGAGCAACGTCAAACCGGCCGGCAGCGTTGATTGGCTGCAAGCCCTGACTGCCCATTGCTTTCGGAATGATTGAACCCGGCACAAGCTGGATCGTGTCAGGGTTGATCACACCATCATCTTCCATTTGATAGATGCCAGAGATCGACATTTGCGCGTTCTCAAGGATCAACTCCACAGTCAGGTTGGTTGTCTTGATTGCAGACAGGGCATTGAGAAGCGGGCCGCGTCCGTAAACCTCACCCGCGCACTTGCTCCAACGAAAGCAAACAAAAGGATTGGAGCCAATGCCGCGCATGGTCCGCTCATACAGGACGCTCTCAGTCGTCATGCAGATTGCGTAGCTCTTGTATGCCTCTTCGTTCTTCACCGAGTAGTCTCGGCACACAACCTCAAGGATGTTGGTTGTGTCGTTCGATGTAACCTTTGCCTTCACCTTCTCTGGAAGCTCTGCTTTCGGATAGAGAATATGAATCTGATCGTATCGAATATGCTTTCGCTCACGGTAAACGTGGTCGATCTTGTCATCAGGGCCAGTGTCGAGGACGACATGCGGAAGCGGAATGGCAGAGAAGACAATCGGATTGATTGAATCCCCTTCCTCCACAGCCAAAACGCCAGTCCCAACGGCCAAGTCCATGAATGACTCATGCACTTCCTGACCAAAGTTCGAGTTCTGGATCACCTCAAACACATAGTCAGTGACTTCATCAAGCGCATTGTCGATGCCATCTCGCTGATCCGGCGGAACCTCAGAGCCAGAAGTCAGGTCAGCCCAGCGCGCAAAGTTTGGCACAAGGCCAGACTGCAAACGGGATGCAAACTCTTGCACCCCGACTACAGCAGACTCATCAAAGATGCGCTGATCCCGCCGTTGACCCGGCGTCTCATAGTAGAATGACTCACGCTGAGGAAGGGCGTACTCATAGCACTCCTCAAACAGCGGAACCCAATTCTCTCGATGAGCCTTGGCCTTGTTATATCGCTCCAAGTAATACTTGGCGACCTTAGAACCTGCTTGCATAGCCAGCTCCACCAGACGAAGAGGTGAAGAGCGATCGGCGGCCGGCACCGCCAGCGCGGCCACGGCGTTCAGTCGACGCGCTCAACGCCTCAGTAATATCAGAGCGTTTCTCTTGTGCGCGCTCTTCGATTTGCTGACGCTTTTCTTGCTCAGCAGCTTCCCTTTGTGCGCGTGCAGCTGCACGCTCAGCAGCAGATGGTCCAAAACACATGATAGCCTCCATAGCTTTTGCAGAAACATAAACCATAACTCGCGCTAACGCGACAATCTTTGCCAAAGCGATTCCTTCTTCTGCTTTGGCTTGCGCGCAAACACATCGAAGTCGCGTTTGGCAACGGTTGGCATGGCTGGCTTCTGACTATTCAGCAGCGCCCTACCCTCACCAGCGCCAAGCATCATGTATTGCAGCGCATCATGCACATGAGAAAACATGTTCTTGTCTGGCTTGTCAGCGTATCGCTCTCCGCTAACCTCCATCCTCTTGTAAGAGTAGCCGCCCTCAAAGCCTTTGATCAGCATAGAACAACGGCGGTCAATCAAGAACGCAGGCTTGCCTTCATACATCTTGCTCAGCTGAGAAGAGACCGACTCAAGTCTAAGATCAACAGAGTTAGACGGTGCAGGGAATGCCCTAAGGCCAGCTCCGCGAAGGATTTGAAACGGCGTGGACTCATCAGTCTGAGCGCGGAAGTCACCAGCCGGATCGCCATAGATGATTGTATCAGAGCAAGCATGGAAACGAGTAGCCAGCTCGTTCCTCAACACCTCAGCAAACCTAACGATCCCCATATCAACAGCAACGATCTCAGCCTGTATCAGCCAGCGCCCTCTGATCTTTTGACCAAAGACCGCAGAAGGCGTGAGGCCAAAGTCGAGCCCAACATAAACCGGCATGTTTGCCGCAATCGGAACCTCTTCCTCAGCGATGTGTGCAGGCGCAGAGAACTCAGGATACACCGGCTTGCCATCCTGAATCATGCCAAGTCGGTTCATCACGTACACATCAATCCATGACTTCGTCTTACCTTGAATCAGGTTCGGGTAATACGACTTCATCATGTTGCGCTGATTCTCAGCAGCCTTGTTGGGTTCGTATCCCTCAATCTCATTGTCGCCATTCTTGACCTCAACCATCCCGGCAGGCTGAGTAAAGAAGCGCCAGTTGTCAGGCTTCACCAGCATCTTTGCTTGTTCACGCGGAATGTGATCAGGGATCGGAACCTCACCAGCCATGATCGGCCACCAGTGATCTTCCTCAGGTGCGTTCGTATCCGCAATGACGCCGGTCCAGCTAGGGCCTCCCTCTCGCATAGAAGGAAAGCGACCAACACGCATGGTACAGGCGTCGATAATACTCTTGGGTATTTCCCTAGCTTCGTTAATCCAGATGCCAGTCAATTCCAAAGACAGCAGCTTCTTCACATCCTCAGGGCGATCAAGGGCCAAGAAGATCACCTCAAGGTCAAGCTCACCCTTCTTGATGTGGTGGGTGTAAGGCACCGACCAAGTGAACTTGCCCCAGTCATTCTCTGGAAACCAATCCAACCAAGTCTTGATTGTCGTCGTTCTCAGCTGCGGATTGGTATTACGAATGATTGACCACCGGCTTCTTCGCTTACCATCCTCATTCTTCTCTTGCGCCAAAGCCCTGCGGAACACCTCAACGCAGCAAACAACCGACTTGCCGCTACCAACAGGACCACGAATGCCACGAAAGAACGCCTCATCGCGCATGAACTGCTTGAGAACCTCACCGTCAGGCTTGTAGCGAAAGTCTACCAATCCAACACCTGCCGATCCTTGCCAGCCTTGATCATGCCAAAAGCAACCTCAGGGCCAAGAACCTCAATGATCTTGTCAGCCTCATAGTTGGTAACAAAATCCTTGGGATGATGCTGCATGTGAACCTTCTTCACTACAGCCCTCAACACATCCCGATCACTTTGACTGAGACTGTTTAGAAACATTCCGCACCTTCCTAGGACGACCGCGCTTCTTAGGCTCCACCTTGGGCTCAGAAACAAAGACCAACCTGCGAGACTCCGCAGTGCGCGTCTTCCCAGTGTAAGTCACACCAGCCAAGAAATGCGTGGGCCCATCATACATCTCATCCGTGTTCGCAATCTTCCAAGCCATCAACCATCCCTCCTCGGAACAAAGAACGTGCGTGCCGCAGTCCCAGTCCGCATTCCAGTCCTCCGATCAGCACCCCGATAAACCGGAGTCTGAGACGAATAAGAATCATCCTCGCGCAGAGAAGGAAGAGGCCCAAAGTCAGGCTTCTCATAACTCACGCTACCACCACCAAAACACATCAGTCCTTCCCCCTGTTCCTACGAGAAATCGCACGAGCCTTAGCTCTAGCATCAGCCTTACTACTCGCACCCCAAGCCTGCAAACTCTTCAGCAACCTAGTCGGACGACCCTTCTCATCACGCTCAGGCCCAGACATATTCCCCATCCGAGCCAAAAACGAAGCACGCCTAGGATTGTCACCACTCTTCACAGGAGCCCTCAAGTTACTACCCGGGTTCTCCCGCTCATAACTGCGACGACCAGCCTCATTCAATCCACCAGACGGATTCTTCCCAGCCTTCCGCTGCCAAGCAGGACTACGAGCCATCACCAATCACCCTCGCAACCCAAACCTCAGGCAACTTGCCATACTTCACCTGAACACGAGCTATCATCTGCGCATTGTTCATCACAAACCTCCAACAGACCAAAAAATTCAGACAGAAGTGTAGCGTGGTTTTTAGGAAAAAAATACGGGGGAGGGACATATAGTAACAGGTATCTCCTAGATTTTCCCCCTACCCCCCCTCCCCGGGGGTCACATACCGAGAGTTATTTCCCCAGCAGATAGGGGTTACTCTAGTGGTAGCTCGCTAGGGCCCTTCGGGCGAGAGAGCTATCATCCGTGAATTCGTTGGAAGGATAAGTCCAGTTGCTCTAAGTCCAGACGAATTCGTTTGAGGGATAAGTCCAGTTGGCTTGGCTGAGAACGAATTCACTTCGTCGATAAGTCCAGTTGCTCTAAGTCCAGATGAATTCGCTGGAAGGATAAGTCCAGTTAGCCCAGATCAATCGACACCCTGATATCGCCAGCCACCTGCACTTGGCTACGATCAATCGGCTTATACCCAGCGCGATCCAGAATATCCTGTGCAGCTTGGAGTTGAACGTACT